AGTCAACTTGACCAGAACAATCTAGAAGATGATCCAAATGTGATGGATGACGACAGTACATTAGCATACAAAGGCGTTATCCCTACAAGTGCTTTTGTTATCAATGAAGACTTACGTGCTTGGTTTGGCAAAGGTAAAAAGGGCGGCGCTGGCGGCGGTGGCTGGGATGCGTACAACAGTAGTGGCGAACGTATTGGAAAATGTGGCGATACCAAAGGCAGTGCTAAACCAAAGTGTTTAAGTAAGAGTGCGGCTGCTAAATTGCGTAATGCTGATAAAAATAAAGATGGCAAAAAAGATGGCAAAGCAGGTATTGCTCGTGCTGTAAAACGTAAACGTGCCAATGATCCAAACAAAGATAGAAAAGGCAAGGCAAAGAACGTAGCGAACTAATACGAATCGCCTGGTAAATAATAATATGAAAATAAAAGATTTAACCACTCTAAGCGAAGGCTTACAATATCACGTTAGCAACAACTTACCACTGAGCGAAAATGTCTTTCGTCCGGGTAGTGAAGAGTTTTTTCGTTTAATGAACGAAGCTAAAACTGCGTTTGCGCAAGGTAAACTACAACTTGATTGGTTTGATCAAGAGTTACTCAACACAGACATCGGAACTATAGTTGAATTAGCAAATGGCGAAGAAGTTCCACTGGATATTCCGTTTTACGAAGACGAGCAACTTGACGAAGCAGTTCCAGTAGCGGCAGTAATATGGGTACTCAAATGGGTTATCAAACACGGTGCATGGCCAGTACTAAAATGGTTGCTAAAGAAACATGGTGGTAAAATCTTTGGTGGTGCAGCAATAGCATATTATATCGACCAAGGCTGGGAATGGGTTGAAGGCGCAATTGGTGCCGAATACGCACAGATGCTAATCGACAATGGATTTGAAATTGGGATGGCAGTGGCATTTATTCTAGGTGCTATAGCACTTAAAAGAATCATTGAACGTCAGGGCGCACGACTATTCAAAGTAAACGAAGCACTGCTACAAGACGAAGATATGGTAAACGAAATTTGGGGGTTTGCTGCTGGTAGAAGTAAGAAGCGTGAACCTTATAAAAAAGTACCTGAGCCAACAGAACCTAGTATAAGAGACAAAGTAGCAGCAAGACGCAAAGCCGCAGCAAAAGGCGACAAAGATGCGTGGAAAGCCACTGGCAAAGATCGCAGTGATATCGAAGAAGCAAGTAACACAGGCACATACCGTGACGAAGAAAACAACATTGATGTAAAGTGGCAGAAGTTATCCAATGGAAGCAATGAATATTTTGACATTGAAGCATACAGAGATGGCAAAAGAGTACAAATCAGTAACCAACAAGCTGATCATTATATCTACATGATCAAACAAGACATGGATGAATCCGTTAACGAAGCTGAGTATCAAGGCAAAACTGTGACGCTTAACACACCCAAGCGTGGCGGTAGTAAGAAGTTCTATGTATACACTAAGAACAAAAAAGGCAATGTAATTAAGGTCAGCTTTGGTCAACAAGGCATGACTGTAAAAACAGATAACCCAGGGCGTGTAAAAGCATTTGTCGACAGACACGATTGTAAAAACAAAAACGATCGTACCAAAGCTGGTTACTGGAGCTGTAGACTTCCACGTTACAAAAGTTTAGGCATTAAAGGTGGACAATGGTGGTAAAGCCATACAACGACCAACAAATAAATGAAACAACTAAATTAAGAACATTTGATTCGACTGTATCGTCCGATGAACTAGTATGGCACCAAGACCATAACACTAGACAAATAGTTGTTCGTGAAGGGTATGGCTGGGCGTTACAGTTGGACAATCAACTTCCACAGCAACTTTTGCCTGGAATAACCTATACAATCCCCGCAAAAATATTTCACAGAGTACTAAAAGGTGTTGACAACTTAGTTGTTGAAATAACAGAAGACACTTGAGTAGGTTATCTGAACTTATTGCCAGTGCCTGGTGTGACAAAACAACTTGGGCTGATATTAAATTCCAATATGATTTAACTGAAGACGAAGTTATGAGGATAATGAAATACAATCTTAAAAAACGCAGTTATGTTGTATGGCGTGAACGTGTTCGCAAACATAAAAAACAAAATTAACAGTTGATTATTCGTAAGGCGTGCCGTAATCAATTACACCAGTATCGCCTCTATCAGGGAAATAATCCTGTTGTGTTCCATTTCTTTTGATATCCAGTGTAATACAATGCAATCCTCCATCTAAGAAGTAACGATGTCTCCATGGAACGTGTACTGGTTCCATGTTGTGCTTCTTGAGGAATTCAATTACTGTTGGATTCATATTGTTAACACACACATGATGTTCGTCGAGTACCAATACATTAACATCAAATACTGTTTCTTCTACAAAACCTACCCAGTCCTGTAACCAAGTTTCTACAAAATGTGTTAGCTCGTCGTTGTTTTCTTCACCTGGTACCCACCATTTACCATTGACTTTTTCTTTCATACTTGTAAAGCCTTGTACTTGCCCCCAGCTTTGGTTAGGCAAATAGCATATATCCCAATCAGGAAATGTATCTTGATATGTTTGAATATCGAGTATACTAAGTATTGCGCCTGGTTTTATAGTATGGAAACAGCCATCACTGTGTCCGCCGTGGTTCAATGTGTTTATTCTTACATTTGGTATGTTTTGTTTAAGTGCCTGTATTTGGTCATCTCTTAGTTTACAGTCATATTGATCTATGTATATGTCTCTACCAACCATAGTATACGATGGCGCAAATATGCCGTCCATTTCTATACTTTGCTTAATATCAACTGAATCATTAAAGTTGTAATCAAAAAATCTTTGGGCTACTCCATTTTCATAGTGTGTAAAGAACAAGTTGTTTCCACCGACAAACTGCATATCTCTTGTTTGTAACGGAGATCTAGGAACACCTGACGACCAGTACTGACCTCTACCTTGATTATCTATGTAGTCCATAATACCTTTGCTGTGATCCAAATAAGGTCTTACTACATCGCAACCAAAGTCTTTAAGAACTTTTTCATAATACTCTAAATCTTCTTGAGTTTCGTCGGCAATCCTTTGTAATGCTCCACGTATGCGTGTATTTTTAATATCATCAAAAAACGCACTGCGATAGTGATCGCCTAGCATTACAGTTTCCAACTTGTCCCATTTATTCCATATATTGTACTCGCCCGGAGAGACACTGTCTAAATAAGTTGACTTCTCTTTTGTAAAGTCATATGTGCCAAACTTGTTTGACTTGATATCATCTCTGATGTCCAATTTAATATATCCTCTAATTTAGTGCTATTTATTTTGTTGACAACTGTGCTATAATCCTGTATTGTAAATACAGTATAAACGAAAAAGGTATCTAAATGACATCCGTACGAAACTTTACACAAGAAGAAAAAGACAAGCTTACACAGCTAATTCGCGAAGGCAGTACTGTAATGCAAGAAGTCGAGGACCTTAATGGTGGCCTCAAAGACACTGTAAAAGCAATTGCCGAAGAAATGCAAATTAAGCCAGCAGTACTCAATCGTGCTATTAAAATTGCACACAAAGGCGACTTTGCTCGAGCTAGCGAAGATTACAGCACCCTAGAAGACATCTTGGTAGCAGTAGGAAAAGACCATTAATCAAAATATAATATATATTTTAAAAGAATACAAGGATCCTGTATGAGCTATATTGACGCTATTATTGACCGAGATAACGATCGAATCCACGTTGTTGAGCGAATAAAAGGCAAACGTATCTTTAACGAGTACCCAGCTAATTACGTTTTTTATTACGATGATTCTCGTGGCAAACACAGGACTATCTACGACACACCAGTGACAAAATTTGCTACCAAAAGTAGTAAAGAATTTCGTAGAGAACTCAAATCACATGAAGGCAGTAGTCGTCTTTGGGAAAGTGATATTAATCCTATATTCCGATGTCTAAGTGAAAAATATCTAAATGTTGACGCACCTAAGATGAACGTTGCGTTTGTGGATATCGAAACTGATTTTGATCCTAAGCGAGGCTTTTCGCCTCCCGAAGAAGCATTTAGTGCAATCACAGCAATCACTGTACACTTACAATGGTTAGATCAACTAGTAACACTTGCGCTGCCCCCAAAAGGCATGAGCATGGAAACAGCAAACGAAATTGCTGCAAAGTTCGACAACACTATTATGTTCGACAACGAAGGCGAAATGCTAAAAGTATGCTTAGATTTGTTAGACGATGCAGACATTATAAGTGGATGGAACAGCGAAGGCTACGATATTCCATATATGGTTACACGGGTGACACGTGTTTTAAGCAAAAACGATACTAGACGTTTTTGCTTGTGGGATAAGTTACCTAAACAACGCACGTTTGAAAGATTCGGTGCAGAACAAATCACATACGATTTAATTGGGCGTGTGCATGTCGACTATATGCAACTGTATCGCAAGTACACTTATGAAGAACGACACAGTTATAGTTTAGATGCAATAGGCGAATACGAACTTGGTGAACAAAAGATTGCGTACACAGGCACACTAGATAGCCTTTACAACAACGACTTTGAAAAGTTTATTGCTTATAACAGACAAGATGTTGCACTACTAGACAAACTAGATAAAAAACTACAGTTTTTAGATTTAGCAAACCAACTAGCACACGAAAACACTGTGTTGCTACCAACAACAATGGGTGCGGTTGCTGTTACAGAACAAGCTATTATTAATCACGCCCACAAGCAAAATTTAATTGTTCCTAATAGGACACGCCACGACGGCAACACAGCCGCAGCAGGTGCTTATGTTGCACACCCTAAAAAAGGTATGCATGAATGGATCGGAGCAATCGATATTAACAGTCTGTACCCTAGTGCTATTCGTGCACTAAACATGGGTCCAGAAACTATTATAGGACAATTACGTCCAATAATGACCGACGAGTATATTGAAAACAAAATCACAAACGAGAAAAAGAGTTTTGCCGATGCATGGGAAAACATGTTCGGTACACTAGAATACGAAGCAGTAATGTCACGTCGTGATGATGTTATGCTTACACTCGACTGGGAACCTCATGGTAGTGACGAAATTAGTGCCAAGGATGTCCACGATTTAATTTTTGCCAGTGGACAAAAATGGACACTTAGCGCCAATGGTACTATATTTAAATACAGTCAAGTTGGTATTATTCCTGACTTGTTAGATACCTGGTATGCAGAACGCAAAGTGATGCAAGCTAAAAAACGTGAAGCAACCGAAAAACAAGATATCGAGTTTTGGGATAAACGACAGCTAGTTAAGAAAATTAACTTGAACAGTTTGTATGGTGCTATTCTTAATCCAGGCTGTAGATTCTTTGACAAACGTATTGGACAGAGTACCACACTAACAGGACGTAGTATTGCTAAACACATGGACAGTTTTGTCAACGAAGCAATTACCGGCGAGTATGATCACGTTGGTGAAGCTGTCATTTACGGTGACACTGACTCAGTGTATTTTAGTGCCTGGCCGATTATTAAGGATACGGTAGAAGCAGGCGAAACCGAATGGAACAAAGAAGTTTGCATAGAAATATATGATAGTATTGCTGATCAGTTAAATGAAAGCTTTCCGGGCTTTATGGAGCGAGCGTTTAATTCGCCACGTGAGTTAGGCTCAATCATTAAAGGTGGCAGAGAACTAATTGCCAATAAGGGCTTGTTTATTAAGAAGAAACGATATGCAGTAGATATCTTTGACATGGAAGGTACTCGCCTGGATGTTGAAGGTGAAACTGGCAAAATTAAAGCAATGGGACTTGACTTAAAACGCAGCGATACCCCAAAATTTGTCCAAGATTTCTTAAGCCGCTTGCTGAAAAGTGTACTCAATAGTGCATCAAAGCAGGAAGCTATTGATATGATCAAGGAATTTAAATTAGAATTTAGAGACTTGCCGAATTGGGAAAAAGGAACACCTAAGCGTGTTAACAATTTAACTAAGTATACGCTAAAATACGAAAAAACTGGTCGCTGTGGTGTAGGGCATGTTATGGCTGCAATTAACTGGAATCGTTTGCGCAAGATGCACGGCGACAATTATAGCGGCGCTATTTCTGATGGACAGAAAGTTATTGTGTGTAAGCTAAAGTCTAATCCAATGGGTCTTACTAGTGTTGCATATCCCACTGACCAGGCACAGTTACCAGACTGGTTTAAAGAATTGCCGTTTGACCAAAGTCTTATGGAAGATACTATTGTTACACAAAAAGTAGAAAACCTATTAGGAGTTCTTAATTGGGACCTAAAGGTCGGTGTCGGTAGTAACAATGCATTTGCGGATATGTTTGGTACATAATAATAATGAAGAATCTAAATGAAATAGTACAAAACCAATATATTATACAGCACAAACATTTTGATTTAGAAATTAATAGGCTAATCCAGTTACTGGATCAAGGTACTCGTATAAGTCGCAAAGAAATACAAGAAATCTTTGACAGCAAAGTTAAACAAGTTGTGGACAGTTTGCAAGAAGATACTAACATTGCTAAACAATACACTCAGTTGT